AGATGGCATTATTGGTTGTGGAAGTACCTTCGTTACCACGAGGGTCATCAGATTTAACAAGCGCCTTTCTTTGTTTTTGAAGATCCAGAAGTTGTTGGTTCATTTCAGCAGCTTGCTTTATAAGTGTTCCAAGAACCTCAAACGCTCGGGGATGTTCGGCATCTGCGGCAAGACACGACATGGAATCAATAGCAATCTCTGACGTATCAATAAGTTTCTTGATCCGATCCCTCGCATAACGGTAATCCTCTTCGGTCTCGTCTATAAGTTGAGCATCACTCGGACCAATCAAGGAATCAACTTCTGCAAGTTCCTCAGAAGTCTTTTTTACCTCGTCCAGATTCTTCTGTAACGCGGCGACCATGTCGTCCTTTTTACTCATAAAGTTATTTATACCCCCAATTTACGGGGAATCATCCCATACATTATCTGGATCAGGAGGCTCACCAATTTCTATCACAACCGTATGAGAGTCTTCTGTATCAGATTGAGATCCTGTTCTTACCCGCACTCCCGCATCTGTATATTGGCTAGAGGTGTCAAAGTCATTAAAGAATGTATCAACTGACTTGATAAGACCTACCGTATTGTGGTTACTTGTAAACTTGGTTCGCGCACTAAAGGTTAGTGTGTATATGATTAAACGACGTGAACTTTCAAAGTCGCCTTCATATCCATCCTCGCTGCTAACACCCGTTAAAGCAATAGGAACATCGGTTACACTTTCTGGTCCTTCTAATGCTTTAACGCTTATCGTATAGTTTGGATTGAAATGTGGAATAATTTGTTCAAGTATCTGCAACACTTCGTCCTGTCCTCTTGACATAATACTCAGCGAGAAGTTAATAACATAAGGAGCGCCTTGCCAAACTTTAACAAGGTTACCATCGCCGTCGGTCTGAATACACCGATTCATTCGATTCAACTTGGTTTCAGTATCATACGAAAGTCCAGTCATTTCAAAGCTCATGCGAGGTAGCTGCACCGCCACACTGTTCTCTATACCAACTTTAATTCGAGCAAGAAACTTTTCACTTGGTGCATATGAAAGTGGAACGCGTTTAACACCTGTCATCTTACCACCTATAACTTGTGCTACCTCAATGTCATTGAATAGTTGCCCAAAGACTGACACCATTTTCTTAACCGTGCCGTTATAAAAATATGGATTGCCAAGCATGTTATGAATCTGGTTTAGTTCCAGTCACTGTACTGTTCTCAGTGACTCTTACACCTGCATCTACGTATACGCCGTTTGTATCAAAGTCGTAAAAGAAAGTATCTACAGTTTCAATAAGACCAACCGTTGAAGGATGAAAGGAAAATTTTGTCTGTAGATTAAATGTTAGTGTGTATATGATTAAACGACGTGAACTTTCAAAGTCGCCTTCATATCCATCCTCAAAGCTAACATCTTTAAGAGTAATGGGCATGTCTGTTTTACTTTCTGGTCCTTCAAGACCTTTAACGGTAACAGTGTAATTGGGATTGAAGTGAGGAAGTATTTGTTCTAAAATTTGAAGCGCTTCATCCTGCCCTCTTGACATAATATTTAAATTGAATGTCAGTAGATAAGGAGAGTTTTGCCAAACTTTAACTTTGTTACCCGCAGAGTTTGTTTGAATCGTTCTATTTAAACGATTTAGCTTTGCCTCGGCATCCGCTGTGATATCAGACATCTCAAAGCTCATACGGGGAAGCTTTAAGGCAATATCGTTTTCCACATCAGCTTGAATTCGAGCAAGAAACTTTTCCCTTGGCGCATAAGAAAGAGGAACACGTTTAACACCAACCATCTTCCCTGCGGAGATATTGGCTACCTCAATGTCATTAAAAAGAGTGCCAAAAACCGACACAACCTTTTTTAGCGTTTCATTATAAAAATATGGATTGCCAAGCATGCTTAGAAGTTAAAGGGTTCTCCAAACGGATTCTCTTCCGTGAAGTCTAGAAAATCATTGGCGTTAACAGTCTGACTAAAGGTAGAGTTCTGAGCCGCGGGATCATTTGGAAAAAGCTCGTCGTCATCAGCGGTACCATCATCTATTGTATTAAATCCACTAACCGTAACAGAAGCTCCGGTCGTCGCACCAACCATAATCGTTCCAACTGCTATAGCGTGATATTTACCGTCATTAAACGTTGGCAGTCCAATGCGCATTCTTTCCAGCGGGGGAGAGTCAGTAGTTGTTTCATATTTAAAGAACTCGCACTCGCCTGTTACTCCACTTGGAAGAGTAAAGTTTAAGGTTTCATATGCCTGCAGTTCTTCGACAGGTGAATCATTATTAGTATATTCGACAACAGATTGATCTCCATTATCTGCTTGAATTGCATCAATCTCTGCAATACCAGTATCAATTTCTTGACTTTCGTATTCAAACAACTCACAGGAAAGTCGGAAGATTGGAATATCCTGAAGCTGACGGAATGGTTTATTGACTTCAACAAATTTAATTTCAAACAACCCTTTGGTCAAGGGGAAATAGATAAGGTCACCTTCAAGAGGACGAGCACTATTTTCTGAATAGCCGTATTGACCTATAAGTTCATTCCACCGTAGATTGGCTATCACTAAGTTTATGCTGTCACGAATCTCTAGACCAAACTTAGATAGCAGTTGGCCATCACCTTCGAATCCATCTACGCTCTCAACATACATCTCAATCTTATAAGCCTTTTCAAATACGCTTATAAGATCTTCATTAAGAATCAAGTCCTCCTTAACAATTTTACGCGGAATGTAATAAGCATCAGTGCCGTATATTTGAATGGCTTCAATGATTAGCGACTCATAAAGCTTTTGCTCCTGAGTAGTTCCATTTTGAAAGTATGGATTGAGTGTACGTACGTCTGCCATTATCCAATAAAGAAGTCAACGGGTTCTTCATATTTCAGCTGCCATGTTTCTTTAAGCTCTTTAATATCGGCAACAGCTTCATCATATATTTTACTTCCATTCATGGTAACCCCGCCTGGAAGCTGCATTCCTTCAAACTTACTGAGGTTTTGTCCCCATTGCTTTTTAATAAGAAGTGTAAGGAGTTCCTTTAAACCCATGTCGTCAAAAACGTCTGTATACGTGGCAGGATTTATAGTCTGATAGGTTTCAAATATAATGTATTCCCCTGCGACCAAATGATCGGAAATCGCAGCGTGAAACTTAACGGTATTCTTATGACGATTAAAGGACAGCGGCTGACCATGACCGTTGAGGATATCCTCCACCAAGCTCATGTATTGAGAGGTAAGCTCGTAACTTAGCATACCGCCGGGGTTTCTCATCCCATAGAAATCATTGAGATGCATTTGATATTTTGCATTGAATAATGATGCGCTCGAAAAGTCTTCAAATCCAAGTACACGTACGACAGAAAGAACCGCGTCGGGAACTTGGATTTCGTTACTTTCAAGTTCTGCCGCGGTTACCTGATGTTTGATTAGCGTTTTGACAGAAGCATCACTGTGGTATTCTTGCCAGAATTGAATTGCTTCATCAATGCGATCTTCAATCTGATCTTCATCAATGTTTATTTCAATCACCGGCGCACCGAGTGCTCTCAAGCAGTAGTCTGCCAATTCGATTCGTGTTGTCGGTTTCATACAACTATTTATATAGTTTGACTACTAGGAAAGGCGTTTTTACAACCGCCCGCGTTTCCAGCCTGACCCGGGACAAACGCGGGTTTAGCCGGTATAAAATAAAGCTTTTTTGTAATAGGTCGCTTTAATTCCTATGTCTTTTGCCGATTTGCGCGGAGACTAAAACGGTTACAAGAACAACAATGCCCATTAAGATATCGTCCGCCGCTGCATCGAGCGCGGAAGAGGGTAATCCAAGCTTCTCGGTCTTTTCCCTATACCAAAAGCAAATGCCAAGCAAAGCCTTATACGCAAAGACAGAAATAATTAGAAGCAAAAGTGTTTTAAATAAAGCTTTCATTTTTTCTGATTCTGATTGAGATCGTCGCGATCGTCGCGGTTAAAAAATGGTATAAACCTGCTAGGATTACTTGAAATCTTCCTCGCTAAAGTGACAATACCGTCAATGACTTCTGGAGATATAACCCCTACGATGCCATAAATCACTGCCCTATACAGGCTTGAAATATCGGTTTGTTCTAAAATGTACCAGGCGATTCCACTTGATATAGCAGCTGCAGGAATCCTTTTGTAAAGAAGCTGGATCGTAATACTTTCACTTGAAGAAAGTATCCTTGCGATCATACCCGCCGCACCGACTAGTGGAACCAACCATCCTCCATCTAAAAAGGCTTGAAATAGGGATTTGTGAGGCTCTTGCATTGTGTGGTGTGTGCCTATTTATTTATACACGTGCGTGTCTTATCCCTATATTAGCAGACATCACGCTTACCCTTCTTGTGGATCACCGGACTAATCCGCGAAACCGACTTCGGTGATATCGAAGTAGAGGCGGACTCGAATAAAATCAGTCAC